TCACAGCCCCCGCGCACCCAGACTGACCGCGCGGGCCAGGGCCTGGGCCAGCTGGGCATCCGAGCGGGCCAGACCGGCCACCTCGCCGCCCTGGACATTGACGACTACCGAGACCCCCCCGCCGCCGCCCCCGCCACCAGACGGGACAATCTCGCCCGCGATGCCTGGACGAAACACCTCCGGCCCCCGTTCTCCGACCAGATAGGCCCCGCCCGGCAGCACCGGTCCGCCCTCGGCGCGGGCCCCGGCGAAACCTGAGGACAGGGTCTGGGCCAGACCCTGGGCCAGATCGCCCCGGCCGAGGGCCTGACCGACCACCTCCATCACCGCCCGGGCCAGTTCGGCGAGCGAGATCTCACCGTCAGCGGCCGCGCGGGCCAGGGCGCGCGCCAGTCCCGCCCCGGCCCGGGCGAAGGCCGCATCAATCGCCCCAGCCGCCTTTTCGGCCGGAGCCTGCAGGGCCAGCAGCGCGGCCTCGGCCTCGGCCGCCCGGGCCGGAAGTCCGCCCAGGGCATCGTCATCAAAGCCGCTCATGGGCGGGTCTCCTCATCGGGATAGAGCTCGATCAGGGCCTCAAGGCCCGGACGCCCGAGGACCGGGATCAGGGGCGGCGCGGCGGTCAGGGCCCGCCACTCGACCAGGGACAGTCGCCAGAAGGCGTCGGGCGTGATCGACAGGGCGGCCGCCCGCTGCAGGGCTGCGGTCCAGTCACTCATGCCGAGGCCGCCAGGGCCGCGGCGACGGCAGAGACGGCCTCGGGCACGGTCACGCCGTCGGCTGCCGCGACCGGCTCGCCGCCACCGTCCAGCAGGGCTGCCAGCACAGCGGTCAGGTCCCGCGCCGACAGCCGCGCCATGCGCCCGGGCAGCTCGCGCCAGTCGACCAGGCCCAGCGCCGCCTCGATCCGCGCCAGCGCCCCCAGCGTCAGGCACAGACGGCGCGGCGTTCCCGCCAGAGTGACGACGACTTCGCCGCGTGCGGCGTTGGGAGGCAGCATGGGGGGACCTTCTGGATCCTCCCCCCCGAAGGGGGAGGTGTCGCCGTCAGGCGACGGAGGGGGACGTGGCCGAACGGGGTATCACGTCCCCCTCCGGCCCTTCGGGCCACCTCCCCCTCTGGGGGGAGGATCTGGGCCCATTAGATCGCCGTGAACGTCACCGCCCCGGCTGAGGCCAGGCTCAGGGCGAAGGCGGCCTCACCGTCGTGCTGGCCGGCATATTCGAGGGCCGCGACCAGGAACGGCCCCTCCAGCTGGCCAAAGTCTGGGATCACCAGTCGCCAGGTGCGGGCCGACTGGTCGAAGAAGCTCTGGCGCACCTGGGCATCGGAGGCGGCGTCGCGAAACACCCCTGCCCCCGAAACGGCCGCTGACCGCACCCCGGCCCCGGCCAGCAGCTCACGCCAGCGGCCGGTGCTGTCGCTGTCGGTGGCGTCGATGGTCCGGGCATTGAGGCTGATGGTCCGGGCCCGCAGGCCCGCGACGGTGACGAAGGTCGGGGTGGGTGCGCCGTCGCTGATCTTCAGAAGCATGTCCTTGCCGGCTTGAGCGGCCATGGCGGGATCTCCAGCAAATCCCCCTTCCCCCTTGATGGGGGAAGGGTCGGGGATGGGGGTGAAGGCGGTTCAGGAGGGGGCGAGGCCGGCGTGACATCCGCCGGCGGTGTCACCCCCACCCCTGCCCCTCCCCCATCCAAGGGGGAGGGGTGTCGAAAGCTAGCCCGCCTCCGTCACCGCCCGCACGCGGACGATCCCGAGGGACTGCTCGCGGTCGGCGGCGCGGAAGACGTCGGCATAGGTGACGCGCAGGGTCACGAGCTTGCGGCCGGTCAGAACGGGGCGGGCCTCGTGCAGGGCGGTGCGGACGGCGGCGACCACCGCCCGCGCCTCCTCGGGTCCGCCGAACCGCGACACGGCGGTCAGGGTCAGGGCCTGTTCGAGGCCCTCGCCTTCGCCAAAGGGCCGGCTTTCGATGCGGGTGACGGCCAGGCACGGCGTGGTCGGCAGGCGCGGCGCCACGGGATACAGGCGCTGCCCCACCAGGGCGGTGACGGCGGGACTGGCCTTCAGGAGGTCGACCAGCGCCTCGGCCAGCAGGGTGTCGGGGTTCACAGGCGCGCCTTTCGGTAAGGGGCCAGCCACGGCTCGACCAGGGCGAACGGCGGCTCGCCCCCGTCCCTGTGCTCATAGGCGTGGGCGACCAGGGTCAGGACCGCCAGCCGCAGCGGGGCCGGGCTGGCAGGGGTGAGGGAAAGCCCTGTCGCCGCCGCGACCCGCGCCTCGGCGGCGTCGATCAGCAGGCTGACAGTGGCGTCGTCCGAAGCGTCGGCCACGCGCAGAAAGGCGCGCGCCTCGCTCAGAGTGAGGGCGTTGGGCATGGGATGGGGGGCTTTCTGGGAGGGATCAGCCGACCAAATCCTCCCCCCAGAGGGGGAGGTGTCGGCCCGACAGGGACGACGGAGGGGGAAGAGCTTGGGGAGGGCCTGCAGCCCGTTCCCCCTCCGGCGCGGAGTTTATCCTCGGGCCAGCCAAAGGCCGGACCCGGGGACGCCACCTCCCCCTTCAGGGGGAGGATCGCCCTAGCTCACCGCGAACTTCAGCAGCTTCACCGCATCAAAGTTCTGCACCCCGCCGCCGACCCGCTTGGTGGTGTAGAACAGCACGTGCGGCTTGGCGGAGTACGGGTCGCGCAGCACCCGCACCCCGGCGCGGTCGACGATCAGATAGCCCTTCTCGAAGTCGCCGAAGGCGATGGCCAGGGCGTTGGCGGCCACGTCGGGCATGGCCTCGATCTCGGTGACCGGGAAGCCCAGCAGGGACGCTGACTGGCCCGGCTGCAGGGCCGCGTTCCAGATATAGTTGCCCTGCGCGTCCTTGAACTTGCGCACCGCGCTGACCGTGCGGCGGTTGAGCACGAACCGGCCGTTCTGGCGGTACTGGCTTTTCGTCGCATAGATCAGGTCGATCAGCTTGTCGGTCGGGTTGGACGCCGCAAAGCCGCCCGCCACACCGGTGGCCACATAGCCCAGCTGGCCCCAGGTGTACGAAGCGTCGGCCGCCGCGGTGTAGGCCAGCAGGCCCTTGGGCTTGTTGACCCCGTCCCCCGAGACGAAGGCGCTGGTCTCCTGGGCGGCGAAGGCGTCCTGCACCTCCTCGGCCAGCCATTCGTCGATGCTGACATAGGCGTCGTCGAGCAGGGCCTGGGTGGCGGCGGGGCTGGCATAGAGCTCGCCGGCCGGGAAATCGATCACGTCCAGCGTCGGGGCCGTGGTCTCGGGCCGGGCGGCGGTCTCGGCCACCCAGGCGGCGGAAAGCCCCGTGGGCGAGACCGGCTTGCGGAAGGTGCCGGCGCTGATGGTGCGGACCTGGCAGATTTCGCGCATCGGGCTGGTCGCCGCCAGACGCCGCAGGATGGCGCGCTCCAGCTCGGGCGGGGCGACATAGCCGCCGGCCGTGGCCACACCTTCCGACAGACCCTTGGCCTCCAGCAGGAGGGTCGGGGTCTCGCCGGTCTTCACATAGCGCTCGAAGGCGGCCTTGCGCTCGTCGACCCGCGCCGGCGGCACGTCACCTGCCAGCGACGGCCTGCGGGCCTCGGCCAGCAGCCGGTCCAGCCGGTCCTGGGCGTGGGTGACGGCCGCGTCGATGCGCCCGACCTTCTCCTCCAGCAGCACGTCGGCCCGCTTGGTCTCGATGGCGCTCAGCCGCTGGTCATTGGCGGCCTTGAAGCCCTCGAAGGCGGCCAGCACCTCGTGCAGCAGGGCGCGGGCCTCGGGCGAGGCCGCGTGTTTGGTCTCTTTCATGGGGGTCTCCGAAGAGGATTGCCCTTCTCCCCCTGCGGGAGAAGGAGGGACCCGCCGGCCGACGGCCGGTGGGAGGATGAGGGGTCGCGCCGACGCCGCCGTGCGACCCCTCATCCGGCCGCTGACGCGGCCACCTTCTCCCGCAAGGGGAGAAGGAAACCTGGTGTTGCGCCGCCTCGCCTGATCGGGCGAAGCTGCGCCCATGACCGACCACGCCACGCCGAACCTGCCCTCGCGCGACTTCGAGACCACTGCGCGCTTCTATGCGGCGCTGGGGTTCGAGGCCTCGTGGCGCGACGCCGGCTGGATGATCCTCGAGCGAGGGTCGCTGACGCTGGAATTCTTTCCCTATCCGGACCTCGACCCGGCGCAGAGTTCGTTCGGCTGCTGCCTGCGGCTGGACGACCTCGACGGCTTCTATGCGGTCTGCAAGGCGACCGGCCTGCCCGAGACCACGCTCGGCTGGCCCCGCCTGCATCCGCCCCGCGACATGGGCCCGATCATCATGGCCGCCCTGATCGACCCGGACGGGACACTGGTGCGGCTGATCGGGAACTGAGGCCCGCTCGCCCGGGGCCTGATTGACAGGCCCGGCGAATGGCCGACTCCTGCTGCCGCCGTTCAGGCCGCGCCGGAGTTCTCGACCTTGTTTCGCCCCTTCATCCGACGGACCTGTCTGGCCCTGGCCGCGCTGGCCAGCGTCGCCACCCCGCTGCGGGCCCAACCCGCCGCCTCCGCTCCAGCCCCGACCGTCTACAAGGTCTGGTTCCTCGGCGGGCAGTCCAACATGGAAGGCTTCGGCTTCACCGCCGAGCTCCCCGCCGCCCTGCGCGGCCCGGTGCCCGGGGTGATGATCTTCAACGGCCAGGCCCTGTCAGACGGCCAGGCCGGCGGGGGCCTGGGCCTGTGGGCCCCGCTGTCGCCCGGCTTCGGCACCGGCTTCAGCACCGACGGAAAGCGCAACAGCCTGTCCGAACGCTTCGGCCCCGAGCTGACCTTCGGCCGGCGCCTGGCCGAGCGCGGGGCCGGGCCCGTGGCGCTGGTCAAGTTCGCGCGCGGCGGCTCCAGCCTGATGGCCGGCGTCTCCGGCTTCGGCACCTGGAACCCGTCCTCGGCCGAGGGCAATGGCCGCAACCAGTATGACAGCGCCCTGACCACGATCCGCACCGCGCTCGAGACCCGCGACATCGACGGCGACGGCCGCCCCGACCGCCTGGAACCGGCCGGGATCATCTGGATGCAGGGCGAGGCCGACGCCTATGAGCGGGCCGATGCGGCGGCCGCCTACCCGGCCAATCTCGAGCGCCTGATGGGCCTGCTGCGCGCCGCCCTGCGGGTGGACGACCTGCCGGTGGTGATCGGCCGGATCGCCGATTCCGGGGCCGGCCCGAACGGCCTGCTGATGGCCTACAGCCCGCAGGTCCAGAAGGCCCAGGCCGACTGGGTCGCCGCCGACCGCTGCGCCGCTCTGGTCTCGGTGACCAGGGACTTCCAGTTCCTGCCCGACCACTGGCACTATCTGTCGGCCAACTATGTGACCCTCGGCACCGCCTTCGCCGACGCCGCCCTCGACCTCCAGACCCGCTGCGCGCCTTAGGGGGCGCTCTGCGGCCTCGACGGGGCGCGCTGCGGGTTCTACAACTTCAGCGGTGGAGTTCGGGGAGCGTTCCGCGATGCGCGTGGTGGTGTCGGTTCTCCTGATGCTGGTCCTGACGGGGTGCGCCGGGCGGAGTATCCGGCCCCTGGCCGAGAGCGCGGATCACCTCGTGGTGTGCGACGGCCGTGAGGGTGAACCGATGGCGTGCCGCTGCACACCTCGGGACGGTGTTCTGGAAAACTGTCGGCCAATGGAGATTAAGCGAACGGCCTCGCCGACTTCCAGACCACAAAGTGGGCTGCAACCAGCCCTGTCGCCGGCCTTACCTCCGCCGACGCGTGACGCTACGGCTGAGGAGTGCGCTGTCTCTCTCGCGACAGCGGCGTACTTTAACCACGATGCACGGCAGGTTTTCGTCGAAGCCTACCGAGATGTCGGCGGGCCGAGCTTTGATCGCCAGGTTGTCAGCCTGGCGCATTGTAATGGCGTTTCTGGGCCACTCTCGGAGCCGACAGCCCAGATATCTGTTGGTCCGATCAAGTCTTCCAAAGGCCAAACAGACGTGAGATTCTCGTATCGTTGCTACGCAAACGCCGTGACCCTCAGCCTGGCCGAAGGTCACTGGAAGGTCACGGAAGATTCCGAGATACACGATCCCTGCGGGATCTAGTTTGACCCGCTAGCCACCCGCAACCGCGCCCCCGGCAGCATCGGGATGCGTCATGATTTTTCCGCGCAAATTTAAAGCGCACAGCGCATTGGGCCGAGATTGCGCCAGGACGGACCAACGAATACGCTCTTTGCCGGAGCCAGCATGTCCATCGTGATCGACCCACAAATCCTGAACCGCTGCCCCGCCGACCTCGACCCAACGATCGTGTTCTTGCACGCCGAAGGTCTGTCGATCGTGGAATCGATCCGCGTGGTGACCGAGCGCTACGGCCTGGGACTTGGCGAAGCCAAGCGGCTGGTCACAGCCAACCCGGTCTGGGCTGAGGTGGTTGAGGCTACTAACCGGGCGATCGACGCCTATCTGGACGTATACCCAGAAGGCTGAGACGGCGCCTCAGGCGCAGCCACCACCTTCAACCGCGCCCCCGGCAGCATCGGGAAGGTCACCACTGACACCTCCCAAAGCTCCACCCGCTTGAGCACCCGCAAGGCGCCGTCCTGGCGCGCCTTGACCTGGCGAAAGCCGATCGAGAGGCCGTCCAGCGCCCCGGCCTCGACCAGGGCGGCGACGAGGCGGCCTCGCGGCGTGGTGCGCAGGATCCGCCCCCGGACGAACAGGCCGCGCGCGTCCTCGACGATCTCGTCCCAGACGCCGACCGGCTCGGCGTCGTCGTGCTGGTGCAGCATCTTGACGCTGGCCGCGCCGGTCTCGGCGAGACTGGCCGCGAAGGCCCCGGCGGCGGTGACGTCGTCATTGAGGTCGCGGGTCCAGAACAGCGAGGCATGGCCTTCGATGGGCAGGGCGTCGATCATGGGGTGGGGTCCTTCTAGATCCTCCCCCTGAAGGGGGAGGTGTCGCCCCCGGCGAAGGCGGGGGAGACGGAGGGGGAAGTTGGGCCGGCGTCGGGGAACGCTTCCCCCTCCGGCGCTTCGCGCCACCTCCCCCTCTGGGGGGAGGATCAGTTCAATCCAGCTTGGCCTCGATCCGGGCCAGAGCCGCACGCGTCGCAACGGCCTGTTCTTCCAGCCGGGCCAGACGTTCGGCGACCGGGGCCTGGGCGTCGAGCCGGGTGCGCATCTCGTCGATCCGGGCCGAGGCGCGGCCGGCCCACAGCAGGGCGGCGGCGGCCTGCAGGAACAGGGTGACAATGAGGGCCAGCGAGACCTGCCGGTCCAGCCGCCAGCGGTCGGGGGGTGTGGTGGGCATGGTGTGGGTCCTTCAAGATCCTCCCCCTGAAGGGGGAGGTGTCGCCCCCGCGAAGGCGGGGGAGACGGAGGGGGAAGTCTGGCCGGCGTCGGGGATCACTTCCCCCTCCGGCGCTTCGCGCCACCTCCCCCTCTAGGGGGAGGATTTAGAGTTCCAGCCCTGCCAGCCGCCGCCGCTCCTCCGGCGTCAGGAAGCTGGCCGCATCGAGCCGGGCCCAGAGGGCGTCGCGTTCGGTCGAGAGGGCGGGGACGGCGTCGAGGTCGGGGGCGATGCGGGTGCCGGGGAACTTGACGCCCAGCCAGCCGGTCAGGGCCCGGGCGGCGCGCTCGGCCAGGGGCACCACGGTGTGACGCCAGAAGGCGGTATTGGCCTCGCGATAGTTGGCATAGGTCGCATCCCCGGGGATGCCCAGCAGCTGCGGCGGCACCCCGAAGGCCAGGGCGATCTCACGGGCGGCGGCGTGCTTGCCGCCGGTGAAGTCCATCTCGGCCGGGCTCAGCGACATCGGCCGCCAGTCCAGCCCGCCCTCCAGCAGCAGCGGCCGCCCGGCATTGGCGCTGCCCGACTGGGCCCCGGCCAGCTCGGCCTTCAGCCGGTCGAACTGCTCGTCGGAAAGCCGGTCGCCGGCCTCGCGGTTGACATAGACCAGCGCCCCGGACGGCCGGGCCGAGTTGTCCAGCAGGGCCTTGTTCCAGGCGCTGGAGGCATTGTGCACGTCGATGGCGAAGGCCGCCGCCTCCAGCGGCGACAGGCCGTAGTGGTCGCTTGTCGGGTTGAACAGCTTCAGGTGCAGCACCGGCAGCCAGCCGCCGGCGTCGCGCCCGATCCGCACGCTGCGCCCGCCGGCCTGGTAGTCATAGGCCAGCGGCCAGCCGCGCGGCCCGGGCACCAGGGTCATGCGGTCGGGCCGCAGGGCGTAGAGTTCGGCCGGCGCCTCGCCCTCTCCTGCCGCCTCCAGATAGGCGTTGCCGGCGGTCTGCAGGTTGCCGAAGAAGGCCTCCATCAGATCCGGCCCGCCCTGCTCGGGGTTGGGCGTTTGCAGCAGGCGTTGCAGCGGATGGTCGGGAGCGCGCCGGCCGTCGTGGAACACCGCCAGCGGCGTGGCGGCAGCGGCCTCGGCGATCATCCGCACGCAGCGATAGGCGACGGGGTTTCTGGCAAAGCCCTCGGACGCCAGGGCCGCATAGTCCCGCGGCGTCCACTGCGGCCGGCCGCCGGTGGTCAGCGCGATCAGCCGGGCGGCCCGGGAGTCCTTCTGCTCGGGCGGACGGGGTTTTCGGAACAGGGGCATGGAGCGCTCCGGTTGAGAACGAATTGGGAACATGGTAAATCCTCCCCCTGAAGGGGGAGGTGTCCGCGTAGCGGACGGAGGGGGAAGTCGGCCGACTTTCAGGCAATCCCTTCCCCCTCCGGCGCTTCGCGCCACATCCCCCTCTGGGGGGAGGATCGAGCGTGGATCGGTGTGAAAAATCGCGGATCGCCCGCGCCCGGAAGTTCCGGCGCGAGATGTCCCTGCCCGAGGTCTTGCTCTGGGCGGAGTTGCGGGGCGGACGTCTGCAGGGTCTGAAATTCCGCCGCCAGCATCCCGCAGGACCCTATGTGCTGGACTTCTACTGTGCGGAAAAACGGCTAGCCGTTGAAGTCGACGGTGAAATGCACGCGCTGGAAGAACGGCCCTCACAGGATCGGATCAGAGACCAGCAGCTGGCCGAGCGGGGTATCAAGACCTTGCGAATTCCCGCGCGTGACGTGCTTCAATGCGTGGACGGCGCCATCGCCGCCATCCGCGAAGCCCTCTGGCCCAGGCATCCAGATCCTCCCCCCTGA